GCGAACATGCTATTCCTGGCCTACGATATGCTCCCGGTGTGGATGCGCCCGCGGTCCACCCGGCGCGTCGAATCGGACCGTGGGATGCTGGTCTTCGGCCAGAACGCGGCTGGCGTGTCGTTCCAGCACGGCGCGCAAGCCTCCGGCATCGCCCGCGGTACTACTCCCACCATCTATCACCTGTCCGAGTGTGCCTCGTTCACCGATCCGGGCTCGCAGATCGAAGCCTCCTTATTCAAAGCGGTGCACGCATCGCCCAGCGTGTTCGGAATCCTCGAATCCACCGGCGAGGGCGACAAAGGCTGGTGGCCGGACACCTGGCGCGAATCGAAACTAAAATGGCCGCAAGGCCGCGCGCGCCTCTGCCCACTATTCCTCCCATGGTTCACCGGCACCGACATCTGGCCCACACCGACGTGGACGCGCACTCACCCCATCCCCACGGACTGGCATCCTAATCACGACACGCGCGAGCAGGTAGCCAAGTGTGAACTCTACGTGCGCTCCACTCCCTTACTGGCTAAACACCTCGGTGCGAACTACAAAATGCCAGCGACGCAGCAATGGTTCTGGGAAGTGGATCACGAGGAGCACAAGGGGAAGAACTTGGAATCCGTGTTCCTTCAGGAGATGGCGGGCGACGACGAGGAGGCATTACAGCGTTCCGCCGAGTCCGCGTTCGGACACGAGACAATCGTCGAAATCCAAGAGCGACGGGCACGGGCCTACACTGTCTACGGCCTGTCCGGCCAATCCATCGAGGACGCCCACGAGCCGCCGCCGGAGGACATCGACTACGCAGCGGAACGCGTCCCCGTACGATACTCGTCCCCACGGAACGAAACGTACCGATGGGACTTCATCCCTCTCAAGTTCACCTCCCCGCTATCCGAGTCCGATCCCGCTGACGCCATCGGGAAACTCTTCGTCTTCCATCCGCCCCGCCCGAACGTGTCCTACTCCATCGGCGTAGACACCTCCGAGGGCAAGGGTCAGGACGCGACCGTGATCTCCGTGTGGTCCGTCGGCTCGAAGAACTCCGCCGACATCCAGTGCGCCGAGTTCGCATCCCCCTACGTCAACCACGTCGAAGCGTTCGCATTCGTCCTCGCGATTGCGGCGCACTACGGACAATTCATGTCCCAAGGTCTCACTCGCTGGCGCCAGCCCTACGTGTCGATCGAACAGGTCGCGGCGGTCGGGGACACGTGCCAGCTCCAGATGCAGCGCATGGGCTACTCCAACTTCCATCGGATGGGCAGGTACGATTCGTCCATCCGGCGCATCGCCAAGCAGAAACGTTCCTCCTCCTCCAAGCGCGGCTGGTACACCTACGGCTGGTCCCGCCCCCTCCTGACCGGCAACTTCGTCCACTCGGCGCAAAACGGCTGGGCGGAGATAAACTCCCCGTGGCTGATCGACGAGATGAAACACTTCGAGGTCCACATCACCTCCACCGGCAAGGAGCGCCTTGAACACGAGGAAGGGCAGCACGACGATCGTATCTTCGCAGCCGCGATGGCGATCTTCTGTCCGCACGACATGGACGCGCTGGCGGATCGTTCCAAGAAACGTCTGACGGAATCCTTTGCGCTGCCTCCCATTGATCTCGGCGCGTACCAAGGTAATGTCGTCAACCTGCGCGACACGACCAGAAAGTCCATTGCGTCCTTAGACGATATTCTTTACACTGACGCCAACTTGGAGCGACTATCACGATGAGCGGCGTACACACCCACATCGCAATCGGCATTCCCCACTGTTCCCGCCGCCCGCTCGTCCTCGACTGGAGGTTCAAGCTGCTGACGCAGAACTGGCCGATCGGAATCAACCTCGCGTGGATCGCGGTGAACGACGAGAATCTACCCGCTGAGATGCTGCCTGGTGATCGTATCTCCGCGCTTCGCATCGGACTCGTCAAAGCCGCGCAGGATGTCGGTGCCCGGTACCTGTGGATGATCGACGACGACACCGAGCCGCCGATTCACGCGGCGCGCTACCTCATCCGCGAACTCGAATCCAATCCGCGTGCCGCCGTGTGCGCGGGCATCTACGGCACCAAGGAGCCCGATCCGCAGCCGCTCGTGTGGCGACGCGCGGGATCGCTCCCGGCGGTGTGGCGTCCCGGCGAAATATTCCCGTGCGAAGTGATCGGCGCGGGGTGCATGATGATTCGCATGAGCGTGTTCGACCACCTATCCCATCCATACTTTCAGTTCCGCGACGAAGACTGCACCTCGAACGCGTACGACTCTAATGTAACGTTCTCCTACCGCCAGGGCGAGGATGCGTACTTTTGTGAAAAGGTACGGCAAGCCGGGTACCTCGTCCTGGCGCACGGAGGCGTCCTAGCTACTCACTGGGACACGGACAAGCGTATCCCGTATCGCCTCCCGGAGATAGTCAAGGTACCTCTCCCCGCGCGGCTCGCGGCGGTGCGCTGATGCACACACTAGGATCACTCTCACCATGCGTCTACTTTCTTAACCATCAAGATTCCGCCCACCGCGAAGGCTACATCATCCTCGCACCCTACTCGTCCATGCCTACTCCACCGGGCTACTCCCGCGAGGAAGCCTCCACACTCCGCGAGTGCTACCGCCTCCAGTCGCGTCTCCAGGAACAAGAAGCGGAGGATTGGAAGCGCGAATCGAGCCACGACATCGAACTCCTGCGCGTTCGTTTCCAGCAGACTCGTGAGCGCATGATGTCCCGCATGGCATCGTCTGCGACCACCGCGTTCGACCGGGACTTCATGGCGGCGTACCTCCAGCTACAAGAAGCGAAATTGGACAAGCATGAGCGTAACTTCGAGTGCCGCACCGCGTACCTCCGCTCGCTAGAGTTCGACACGCCGCGCGGACGGCGTGATGACGAGGAATCGTTCAAGGTTGACCGAATAGGATAGAATAATGGAAAACTCAGACCCAGAAATTACATTGAAGTCAGCTTTTACTTGTTCTTGGGATGACGCTACGGATACTCTCATATGCAGCGCGTTGCAGCCGATGCGCGCCGATGGCGTGGATTATACGAGGCTTGATATACCTGCCGATCAAGCGTGGGATGTAGTTAGTGTGCTGCTTCGTTGCTTACGTTGCCGGGAAGAAATGAATCGAGAGAAATTGACAGAGGGACTGGAGAAGTAGCTAGTGGCTGATTACACCGCACCCGAATATAAAGAGTGGCAAGCGCCACCGGCCGCAGTGGACGAGTCGCGCAAGATTGGATTCCTCAACGAAAGCGTTGAAGAAGGCTCCGCGTGGCTCCGCAGCCAGCGAGGTTACAGCGATTTCCGCAAAGCCCTCGACGTACTCTCCGGCCAGGATTCCCAATCCCCCCGCACCCCTGCGTACCGTTCCCACCTGAACACGAATCGCCTCAAACGTAACGTAAAAGAAGTGGTGGGCACGCTCGCGAAGCTCCGCCCGATGTGGGGCTACCACTCCGACAACGCGGCCTACAAGCCACAAGCTGAAATGTTCAACAAGGTGGCGAAGGCGTGGTACCTCGAAACGGGCGCCGACCGGGCTGTCCGCGAAGCATTACAATACGCCGCCGCCACGTGTCGCGGCTGGGTGCATCCACAATACCGCCGAGACATGTACGGCACTGGGCACGGGGACATCAAATTATTCACTTACGGCGCGCCTTGTGTGCTTCCGAATCAGCTCCCGGCTAATGGTGATTTCCAATCCGCCTACATCGTCCACATCCTCGAAGAAATGCCTGTGGCGATGGCGCACGGGATGTTCCCCGCGTTCCAGCATCGTCTCCGGCCCTCCTCATCCCGTTATTGGTATGCGAACGACGGCATCCACGCGGCGACCGTCGGCAACGCCTCCGGCGGTGGCGTCATGCAACGGATATTCGGCCGCGGCTCCCGCAGGAACGCATCCGACGCGGTGGCCGACTTACTCATCCCCATACGAAAGTCCTACGTGATCGACCTCACGATTAACACAACCAAGGCCGCGATCCCGATGGGCGAACCTGGATCATCATGGTCGTACATGGTCCCATTTCTAGGTCAGGACCTCCCCGCAGGGAACGATCCCAAATCCGGAGCGCCATTATTCCGCAAGGCGACTGAGACGGACGCGCGCCTCTATCCGTACCGCCGACTCATCCTCTCGACCGACACCGTGTGCCTCTACGACGGCCCGGCGTTCGACTGGCACGGTATGTTCCCTGCCATCTCCTTCTGCATGGACGACTGGCCGTGGGAGCCGCTCGGATTCTCGCTCGTTCACGAGGGATTCGAGTTGAACGAGGCCATCAAGGAGATCGTGCGCGGGAACATGGATAAAATCCGCTCGCAACTCCGCCCGTCCCTCGCCTACGACCAGAACGCGGTATCCATGTCAGAAGCCCGCGCGCTTGATCCTATGCAACCCGACAAGCGTATCGGCTATGACGGCACCGCGCTCGAAGGCGCGCCGTTCACTCCCATCCTCGACGCGGAATTCCTCAAGGTTAATCCCGAGTCGATGACCATGGTCGAATACTTGGAGAACGCGATGGACTCCCAGCTCGCCGTGCGCGACGCGATGGCGCTTGCGAAGATGCGCTCCGTGGGCTCGATGGACGAACTCGAAAAGGTGGTCGAAGCGAACGGCCCAATCATCGAGGACATCTCCCGCACCATGGAGCCTCCGATGCGTGACCTCGGGATCATGGTTAAATATCTCGTGATGCAATACTACACGACGGCGCGGGTGATGCAGGTGGTGGGCGCGGATAGCGTTACTCCCGAAGTGTTCGACTACGATCCGTCCTCGCTCGTGCCCTCGCACGCGCCGGGGGAAGACCCCAGCAAGGGTCTGTCCGCGATGTCCGCCCGCGAGCGCGCCAAGGTATTCGCGGACAACCTGCGATTCTTCATCCTGCCGAACTCGCTCCATGAAATGTCGCAGATGGTGATGAAGCTGGGGCTAATTCAACTCAAGAAGGCTGGCGTGAAAATAGATTCGCAGACTATCGCAGAATCTTGGAATATTCCCAATTACGGCACGATCGACGGCTCGACGGTCATGGAGCGATTCAAGAACGAACAGGAGATGGACCTTGCGTTCGCCGCCAAGATGAAAGAGTTGGCTGGTGCCCTAGGACTCCTCCCGCAAGGACCTCCGGGCGCGGGCGGACCTGGCGCGCAACCGGAAGGACGGCCGAACGCGAACACCGCGCCGCCAGCCTTGAAATCGAAAGACAACGGTGCGCGCTCGACGATCACCACATCCAAATAGCGATGCCATCCTCACATAGCAGCCTCGCGCGTCTCCCTTCCCCTCCCCCGCGCGACACTCCCGTCTCCACTCACCACGTCTCCGAATCCCAGCACATGGTACGCGAGCGGCGCTTCTCACCCGACGCGGACCTCTCTAAAATAGACGCCGAAATATCCCGTACCCACGCCACCGGCACCCTGCTCATCGACTATTCCAATGGTGGCATTGGCTCCATCCGCTTCCGCGAGGAAAAGAAATTCTGACCCTTCGTGCGAATTAGCTTGACAAGTAATCCCGTAACCGTGCGACACTCCACGCCAGCGGGACCCAAATGATTGCAGGCGGCGGGTCCAGCCATGAGCCCGCCGCGAAGCAAGATCGAATGGCCCGTGACAGCGTTTTCGCGTTAGAGGTGACCCCACCTTTCTCGGCGGATTCCAGTCACGGGCCATTTTTATTTTTGGGCCGCACACAAGGAGAATCAGATGAACGAACGCAACCGGCGCAAGGGCCACAAAAAGGGTCACAAAAAGTAAGTCCGTCCCTAGCCGGAAACGAGCACGACCGTATTGAAGGATATGGCCGTGGTCCCCGACCAAGGGTCAACCGAATAGGGACGGTCTTCGCTCCTCTGCGGGCCGTCCCACCTTACTCACACTAGAAGCGTCGAAGGGAGATCGTGATGGCGTACGGAAAATCCAAGCGTGGTGGCTTCGTAGGCAACATGGCGAAGCTCGGCGGCAAGTCCCGGAAGCTATCCCTGGCCGGGGACATGCGCCCTGAGAACATGACCCCCGGATTCAAGAAGGCCGGGAAGCAAGCGCACAAGAAAGTTTAGGACTGGGACCGGGAGCGAATGTGAATGGCATCCTCACCAACATCCCCCGCGATGACGCCGCCGCCCGCTGGCTCAGGCCCCGGCGCGACGCCGACCTCTCCGCAGGCGGTATCGCCCGCACCGCCCACACCCTCCCCCGCGATGCAGCAGGGGATGGATCTAATGAGAGGCGTGGTGACCAATCTGCGTGCCATCGCGAAAGCGTACCCCGCCGCCGCGCCGAAGGTGGCGGAAGCGAACAATATTATGCGCGAGGTTACCGCGCTGATGATGCAATCACAACGTCCAGGCGAACCTCAAGCCCCACCCAGTGGTGGATAAACTAGGAGACGAACATGGCAATTACTTATGCCGAGTACCTCAAGAGTTTGGGAGTATCGGACGAAGATATAAAGACGATGACCGAAGGTCCAGGTGCATCCGCCGCGAAGCGTGCCTTCGACAAGCTCCAGTCCGACCTCGCCACCGAGCACGCTGCGCGCGAGTCCGCCGAAGCGGGCCGCGTGGCCTACGAAGCCTCCGTGGACGAGTGGCACAAGACGAAAGTTATTCCTGAGTACCAGACGATGCAGAACGAACTCATCCGCGTCCAGGCCGAGGAAGCCCGCGCGAAACAGGTCCTCCGCTCGATCCAGGAGCGCGGCCTGATCGACGTGGCGAAGGACCTCGGATACGATCCAGCGCCGCCCACGCATCGCGCTGATCCTAACCCGAATCCGAATCCGTCCGGCTTCGACCCCACGAAGTATCTCACCAAGGACCAAATCCTCGAAATCGCCCAAGGTGAAGGCGAAGCCATCGCCGTGGCGCAGGATATCGCCTACGAGCATCGCGTCCTGTTCCCAGACCGACCCTTGAACTTCCGCGACCTCCGCAAGCGCGCCGTCGCAGCCAAGAAGCCTGTCGAGCAACTCTGGATGGAGGAGTTCGGCGTATCCGCCGCGCGCCAAGCGAAGCTCGACGCGGACAAGACCACCTACGAAACTCGCCTCCGCAAGGAAGGCGCTGACGCGGAACGGGCCAAGTTCGCCGAGGGGGCGAATCCGTTCAACCGGCCATTCGTCCCGTCCGTTTCCCCGCTTGCCGCGCGCCCTGTGACCGGCCGAGACAAGATGCCGTGGGAACTGGGCGACGGCGGAGACGGTACGCGGCTCCAAGCGGATCGCGTGACTCGCGCGACGCAGAAAGTTTTGAACGAGATGGTGAAGAACTAGTAGTCGTTTGATAAAGGAGAACTACCTTGGCAGACCCGACCTTTGACCAAATCTCAGCGACTACGCTTGCCGATCTCAGGGAAGACATACTTTATGATAATTTTTTCGTAGACACCGCCTGGCTCCGCAAGCTCCGCGTGTCCGGTGCCCTCGAAGAATTCCTCGGCGGCACGCTCATGCAGACTCCGTTCCAGTATGACCGCGTGAACGGCGGCGCCATCGCTCCTGGCTCCGACGTAACCGTCGTCCAGAAGCAGATCATCGCGGCGACTGCCTTCGTGCCCAAGGAGTACATCGAACAAGTACCCTTGAACCTGTACCAGACGAACGTCATCCAGGGTGGCGGACCTGCGGTGAAGGTCAAGATCGTGGACGCGTACATGACCAACGCCGTCCAGGCGCTCAACACGGACATCGCCATCGACTTCTATCGCCACGGGCAATCCATCTCCGGGTCGAACCGGCTCATCTACATCAATGGCATCAGCGAGGCGCTGAACGATGGCGTGAATCCATCGTGGGACGGGAACGTGTTCACCACCTACGGCGGGCAATCCCGCAACGGCGTGGTGACTAACACGCTGAACTCGATCCCGACGTGGGTAGGCGACCAGGCCGGGAACACCGGACAAATTTCCTACAAGGTTCTGGTCGAAGCGTACTTCAACTGCGTCCAGCGCCCTGATATCGGCCTCTGCAACAAAGCCCTGTACGCGTACCTCCTCGAACGCCAGGAGCCGAAGCAACGGTTCTCGGTCGAGCAGGACATTTCCATCGGCATGTCCGGACTCAAACTCCTCGATGCGTTCATCTTCGAGGACAAGCTCGCGCCATCCACCAAGTACGGGACGATTCTCCCCGCGGGTCTGTCGCAGACCACTTCGATCAAACCGTCCGCGTTCACCACGCCATCGCTATCCGCGACGCAATCGGCCATCTCGAACTATCCATCGTCCACCTCAGTGAATCCCGGCGAGCCGTTCTTCTGGCTGCGCGCGAAGGGCTGGAAGCTGCGGCCATCCGCCGACCCCGAGTACGATTTCAATTTCACGCCGCCGATCCGGAGCCAGACGAATGCGGACCTAGTAGTCATGTTTTTAAAAAGCGCCCTGAACACATATACTACTTCGCCACGTGACAATTGGCAATTAGTGGGAGCTGGGTTTTGAAACTCTGATCTGGTATGCTTGGACCCACGAGGTGGGTCAAGATGCGAGAACAAAAACAATCAGCACTTACTGGTCGAGCGGGCGAATATGCAGTGGCCGCTCAGCTACTTCTTCGCGATGTTGTTCCGTGTTTTCCGGCAGTTGATCGTGGTGTGGATTTGATGACTGAAGCTGGTTGTCGAGTTCAAGTGAAGTGTGCTCATCTATATCATCATAAGAATGGGCCGCGATATTCCTTTCCATTACCGAAAACTCGGCGTGTTCCTAAATCCGATACGGAGACGCGCCTAATTGCACGACGAGCCTTCGCGAATGCCTGTGATTTCGTAGTATTTTGGGGAATCGAGCAGAACCGATTCTGGATCGTGCCCTCGCACTTGTGCGATCAGGTAGTCGGGATTGAACTGGGTCTGCTCAATCCCTACAAAAGATTTTCGGGAAGTCTCTCGGACATGCGTCAGATGAAGGCTCTTGGCTATACCGTAGGAAAGATTGCTAGACACTACAACATGGAACGGACTAGTGTGCAGCAATTTTTGGATTCTGATAAGGATTTCATCGACGAAACCGTTGTATCTCAGATGCGCGCTTGCGAAGGCCGCTGGGAACAAATCATCGACTTCGTTAGTCCCGCCGCAGCCGTAAACGCTCCGGCACATGTGAAGGAGGAATAGCTATGGCCGGTGGAATGCTAACCAAACAAGCGGATTTCCTGACCGCCAAGTATCTCAACGACGTGAACGATTCCACGCTCGGCGGCGCAGTCGTCTCGGTCCCGTCCGGCGCGCCCTCGGCGATGGTGTCGCAGACGCAGCCCGGTGACCGCATCGTCCTCGACGACATCACCGCGCTTGCACTGTCGGACACCGCCGTCGGAACTCTCTATGGCGGTATCTACATGTACGCGCAGTACACCACCACCACGACAGCGTGCGTGCGCGGCGGAATCGCGTTCTTCGCGCAGGCCGACGTGGGCGTGGCGTATATCGTCTACGGGGACGCGAAACCAGCCACGGGATTTCCCACCTTTATCGCGGGTATCTTTATCAACGTAATTACCAAGGGCAACTATGGCTGGATTCAGATCGCGGGCGTGGCCTCCGTGCTGTTCGATTCCACGACCACGGCAACACAGGTGGGTGATGCGGTTAGTGCCAAGGCGTCGGCCGTCGTTCCGTCTACGGCGGATAACGGTGCCACTGTGTCTCAATTGACTGTAGCCGCGATGATCGGCGTAAGTATTCAAACCGTGAGTACGTCCACGATCTCGCAGGTGGCGATCACACGCAGCCCGTTCGGCCGAATCTAAGGAGCCTCGAATGGCGTTCAAGACCGGCAACCAAACGCTCCCCGGATACCCGAGACAAGTCGGGGACAAGATCGAGCAGACGTTCGACCACACGGGACCGGCGTCGTACACACAATTCGCATCCCCCACCACCGGCGGCGACATCATCAACGCGGCTGACATCGGCGTGGGCGGATTCGATTCGATGCAGCCGGTGGTGGATACGACTGGGCAGATCATCGCTTATCCGGTGCTCACTCTAGCGGGGTACGGGAACGCGGTGCCCAAGGTATACATCGCCTACTGGTCGCTCGTGACCGGCACGGTCGGCGGGCAGGCGCAAACTCTCGGCACGCAAGTTGTTGCCACCACCGACCTGCACACGTTCAGCTTCCGCTTCAAGGCTACCTGCGTCTAAGGAGGATTTCGATGCGTCACGGAAACGCTGCATTCATGGGACACGAGAAGGAACCACCCTCCGCGCATGGACGTCGCATGGGCGGGAAGATGCCTCCCGTACACTCCCACTCCAAGCGCCCGCACCGCAAGGTCGGCGGCGGCAAGCGCGGCAAGCGATCCATGTAAGGACACACGGAGATGCATGTGAATGGCGCTAATAGATATGCAGAACGAGATTCGCGGGGCGGTACCCAAGATTCCCGCTGCGTTTTGCCGCACACTTGTGAATCGTTCTTGGCGCGAAATCCGCGAAGCCAACCTCTGGTCCTTCAACCTCTTTGAGTCCTCCTGGATCACCCCGCCTCCGATAACCACCGGCACCTGTACCACCACGCAAGGCTTCGCGGCTATCCAGTTCGACTCGACCGCCATCGCGGCGATCAACGCGAACCAAATCGCCAACCCGTACTCGCTCATCACCCAGAGGCAATTCCGTCCCGGTACCGTCGCGGGCATCGGCGGAATCTACAATCTCATCTCGTACAATCCGACCACCGGCGCCGCGCTCCTCGACCGCATCATGGCGGACGCGGGTGGCGCCGCGCAGGGATTCACCATCTATCAGAACTACTACGTTACTCCGATGAAGGATTTCCTTGGATGGATCAGCGTACGCAACATGTCCTTGTTCCTCGACATGGTGCTGACCGCGACGCGTGCGATGGTGGATTCATGGGACCCGCAGCGATCCTTCTACCAATTCCCGACGCACGTCCTCCCGTACCAGACAGATCAGCGTGGCGCGGGCACGATCAACGCGTCCGCGACCCTCGGCTATCCGATGTACGAACTCTGGGGCGTGCCCGTGACTCCCTTTGTGTACGACTGTTATGGTATCCGTAAAGGTACCGATCTAGTTCAGCCTACCGATACTCTCCCGCCAGCCGTTGGCGAAGACTTGGTCCTCGCTAAAGCGTACCAATTCGCCTACGAGTGGGCGGAGTCGCACAAGGACATGACGCCGCGCGCCGTCGGCCCGGACTTCAAGTTCCTGATGGGCGCGAAGCAGAAGGAATACGGA